ATTATTAACAAAACCAGTAGTACCACCAAAGTAGTAACCGCTGATATGAACGTCTTTAAGACGGGCGAGATCGGCTATACTTACGCGGCAGGTGATTCAGAAGGTGGTGATCGACTCCTCATAGGGGCCGGCGGTAATAAATCAAACGGTAAAGCACAAGAAGTTCATGTCGTAGGCGGTAAGTATTATACCGATATGATGAATCACCCACAAGGACAGGTTCATCCGAACAGTGCCATTATTACCGACGGTGACAATAAGATCAATAAACTGATTGTCGATAATATGACAATCGATGCCAGTGAATTCTCAACTTCAACTGGCGATATTACGATTAATCCAAATAGCGGTGTCATTCAAGCGAGTACTTCACGTATTAGTGGAGTGGTTGATCCTGTTGATTCACAGGACGCTGCAACTAAGAATTATGTCGACACAGTAGATCTTATCTTTGTAAGTGGAGACAACAACGACGCCGGCACAGGTAATCTGACTCGTGGTAAAAATTTATTTATCGAAGGCGCATGGAATCTTAATACCACTCGAGTTGACCTGCCGAACAATCAAGTTCGAGTACAAGCTAGTCTAGACTCAGATGTTCTTGGACTCGCGAGTCTTACTGTTGATAATGTAAAGATTGATGGCAATACTTTAAGTACGACATCGGGCGATCTTACAATTGATCCATCACCTACTGGAATACCTGGAACGGTTATTATCGCAGGTAATCTACAGGTCGATGGAACTACTACAACAATTAATTCGACTCAACTTGACGTCGATGATAAAAACATTACGATTGCTTCTGGTGCTGTAAATTCTGCTGCAGCAGACTCTGCCGGCATTCATGTTGATGGTGCCAATGCTGATATTTTCTATAAGTCACAGAACGACACTTGGAATTTCAACAAGAATATTGTAGCACCGAATTTAACTATTGAAGGTAATATCACGGTTACAGGTGATATTTCTGGTGGTTCATATACTGGATTCGACTCAGATTTTACACAAAAAACTACTGATGATCTTTCTGAAGGTTCTACTAATGTTTACTTTACAAACACACGGGCAAGAAACGCTCTTTCAGTAGTCGATAGTTCAGATCTCGGTTCTCTTACATATGATTCAGCACGAGGTCGATTCACCTTTATCGGTCCAAGTGATGACTCTGTAAGATCTCTTTTTGCTGCAACAGGCGATATCACATACGATCAGAGTACTGGAACGTTTAATCTTGATGTAGAAGCAACCTATACAAAAGCAAACTTTGATTCTGATCTCGGTCTTGCAACAACTGATCAACTGCCTCAAGGATCTACAAATCTTTATTATACAAATGCAAGAGTAAATTCTTTACTTACTGCCGGTAATAATGTTACACTAAGTTATGATAGTGATGCCGGCACTTTAACAGTAAACGCAAATGTAATTACAAACACAGACAGTATGACAGAAGGTAGTACGAACCTCTTCTATACTGACACAAGAGTCGATACAAGATTCAATACAAGATTTGGTGAGAAGACAACCGATGATTTACCTGAAGGAAACACAAACCTTTACTATACAAATACAAGAGTAGATTCATATGTAGGAAATGATTTATTAATCGAAGGTGATGGAATCGATATATCATATAGCCCTGGAAACGGTATCACTCTATCAGGCGAACTCGCAACAATAACAAACGCTGGAATTGCGTCATTCGATTCAACATTCTTTGCTGTGACAGCAGGAGTGGTTGAGCTATCAGCAGTTGATGGTGGAACATTCTAATGAGAATATTACTTAAAAAATCTGGTGTAGCTAATAGAGTACCTACCGATAGTGATTTACAACTCGGCGAATTAGCCCTTAACTTTCGCGACGGTAAACTGTACTATAAGCACGGTAACGGTGATATTCGTGCGTTTATTGATTCGAGTCGCGTAGAGACAATTGCAAATGCGGTACAGGTTATTGCACAGTCGCAGCTCGATTCAGCTGAAATTACTCAACTTGTAGACTCTAATTATATTAATGCTCGTCTTGATCTCAGCACAATCCTTGATTCTGCAGAGATTCTCGATCTGATCGATTCCGATTATATTCGTACTGCAATTGATGAAGTATTTACAAACAGCTTTACGATCGATGCAGAAACACTAAACGGTGAAAGTGCTTCATATTATTTAGATTACGGTAACTTTACGAATACACCTACAATTCTTGATTCAGCAATGATTCAGAGATTTACTCTCGATTCTTCTGAAACAATTGATCTTATTGATAGTGCGCATGTACGTGCAAGAATTGATGGTGCATTTATCAGTAATCTTACCGGTGTTGACGCTGACACTTTAGGTAATCAATCACCTTCTTATTATTTGGCTTATGGTAATTTTACCGGAACTCCAACTATTCTCGATCTTGTCGATGTGCGTAATGAAATCGATTCTGCACATGTACAAGCAAGACAAATTAAATATAATACTACAGACTTCGTAGACTCAGATACTGTATCTTTAGTAATTGATTCTGCTTATGTTCAAGCAAGACAGACAAATGAAGCTGCTGATTCCGCATACGTAACTGGCTTACCTGTATCTACGTTTACCAATGATGCCAATTATCTAGACTCTACGACTGTTCAAGGCGTAATTGATCAGACATACGTAACAGATCTTATTGATACAACTTATTTAGATTCAGCCGAAACAATCGCTCTTATTGATTCTGCTTATGTTCAGCTTCGTCAAACAGCGCAAGACTTTAGTTATACATCTCTTACTAACGTACCGGATTTATTTGATAGCTCAGATGCAGAAACTCTTGTTGACTCATCTTATGTTCAAGCGCGTCAGATTCAATACAATACTTCAGACTTCCTTGACTCCACGACCGTAGAACTTGTAGTTGATTCCAGCTACGTACGGACAAGACAGGACTTTAGATATGCATCACTGACTGGTGCACCTGCTCTCATTGACTCTGGTCTTACTACTCAGCTTATTGATAGTGATTATGTCAGAGCGAGAGTTCGGACTAACCAGGATCTCTATACGACATCGAACGTAACATTTGCAGACATGATTGTCTCTGGCAATCTTACGGTAGATGGTACAACTACTACTATCAACTCAACCACTCTCTCGGTGAATGATAAGAACATTGTACTTGCTGATTCCGCCGCCGATAGCGCAGCTGCTAACGGAGCCGGTATCACGATCGATGGAGCGAATGCAACATTAACCTACGTAGCAGCTACTGATAGATTTACCTTTAACAAAGAAGTAGAAGCCGCAAGGTTCCACGGTAACCTTACTGGCGATGTTACGGGTACAGTATCTGATATCTCTAATCATGATCTCTTCGATAGTTCTGATGCAACAATCCTGGTAGACAGTGCATATGTTCAAGCGAGGCAGATTCAATACAATACTGCAGACTTCCTTGACTCTGACACAGTTTCATTGGTTGTCGACAGTGCGTACGTACAACTAAGACAGACATCATATAATACTTCAGACTTTACAGATTCTGCCTTTGTTACTGGTCTTCCTGTATCAACATTTACAAATGATGCGAACTACCTTGACTCAACCACTGTTCAAGGTGTTATTGATTCCGCGTATATCGCTTCAGTTGTAGAAACAGACGGTGATATCAATATTACAATCAACAACGAAATTACTTCTACTGTTGACTCGGCATATGTTAATGCAAGAGTAAACGCCGGTAATTTCCTTGATTCTGCAGAAGCGATCGCACTTATTGACAGTGCATATGTTCAAGCACGTCAAACTGATATTCGCGATTCTGCTTTTGTTACAGGTATTGTAGACTCTGCGTATGTAAGACTTCAAACACGTATCGGTGATAGCGATATCGATTTCGGTTCTAATAAGATTACATATTCAAATGTGTATTCTGCCGAAGGCGATTTGCCAGATGCAAATACCTATCACGGTATGTTTGCTCATGTGCATGCAACTGGAGCAGGTTATTTTGCACATGCAGGTAACTGGGTAAGACTTGCAAATCAAAGTGAAGTCTTTGACGGAACATATGCATCATTAACTGGTAAGCCAGATTTCTTTGATAGTAATGACGCGACTATTCTTATCGATAGTGCCTATGTACAAGCAAGAACAACCGCCGGTACAGATTCAGCCGCAACGATTGCTCTCATCGAAGCGACTGTTGATTCTGCATATGTACAACTCAGAGAAGCTGCTGGTGGCGGTGGCGGTGGTGGAGTCGACTCTGCTGCTACAATATCTCTAATTCAGTCTACGGTTGATAGTGCTTACGTACAGCTTAGAGTTGATTCAGATCATATTACTCCAATCAATCAGATCGTATATCTCTTTACAGCAGATTCTGGTCAGACCGCATTTACTGATTCTGATGACAATAGTCAAATTCTGACATTCACAGATGCACAACAGCTTACTGTATTCTTAAATGGTATCTTGTTGACAGGTACAGATGACGTTACAACAAATGCATCTACGAACACTATTACTTTAACAGAAGCAGCCGACTCTGGCGATGTTCTGAGTGTAATTAAACTTTCAGGTTCTGCTCCTCATATCGATTCAGATATGATCAGCAATGTCGCTCTGAAATTTACAACTTTTGTATATACTGCGGATTCAGGTGATACATCGTTTAGTGGAGCAGATGATAACGGTGAAACTCTATCATATGCTGCAAATCAGGTTCGTGTACATCTTAACGGTATTCTTCTTATCGATTCTGCTGATTATACAGCAACAAGTGGAACTAATGTATCGCTATCAGAAGCTACGAATGCAGGTGATATTGTAACAATCGAGAAAATGACTGGACGTGATGTCGGTCTCGATTCTACAGGTGTAACAAATCTCATCGACTCTGCTTATGTTGCAGCAAGAACAACAGCTGGTACCGATTCATCGACCGTAAGTTCTATTATCGAAACAGACGTCGATTCAGCGTATGTACAACTAAGACAGGATTTTGCATATGCAAGTCTAACAGGCACACCAACTATTCCTGCTCTTCATACAGACTTTATTGATTCCGCAGCAGCAATTAGACTGATTACCGCAAACGCAATTGATTCTGGTGTTGCACTTCAGTTACTGCTTGATTCGATTGAAACAATTCAATTGATCGATTCGGCTTATGTTCAAGCGAGACAAACAACTACTTCTGTAGCACTTGATTCGAATAATAGTGTATACTACGTTTCTGGTAGCAATCTTATTACATCAAAAACTACTCTTAGTCTAGATAGCAATCCAGAGTATAATATTTACTTGGGCGAATCTGCAGGCGGCAGTTCTTCAGAAAATGCTTTTGCTAACGTAGCTATAGGTAGACGGGCGCTGCAGAGTGTTACTAGATCTAGTAACAGTGTTGCTATAGGTCAGAATGCAAATACTGCTACTACAGGCCTGGCCAACATTGGTATTGGTTATAACGCGTTACGAGTCACAAATGACGTTACTACTAATTTTAACGCAGCACTTGGCTATCGCTCCGGTGAAGCTGATACTATAACTGGTAATCTCAATACCTTTATTGGTGGTTATACTGGTTATCAACAAACAGTTGGAGCAAATAATACCTTCATAGGTGCTTGGGCCGGCCGTAAAACACCGGGAACATTAGATAATGTAATTGCAATTGGTGATTCAAACGTATCTCGCTTAGAAATTCCAGGCCTTGGTATTGATACTGAAGATGCTGATTCAGGTCAGGTCCTAATATGGGATAATACTGCCGGTCAGTTCTACTTCGGAGCAAATGGTCAGACTTATAATACTTCTGATTTTGCTGACAGTGCGTATGTGCAGTCTGTTCTTCCTGTTCTCTATACAGACTTTATTGATTCTGCCGAAGCAATTAAGTTGATTACAGCAAATGCGATTGACTCAGGTGTAGCACTTCAGTTACTTCTTGACTCTATCGAAACTCTTGCTCTAATCGATTCTGCTTACATTACAGGAAAGATTGCAGGTGGACCTCTTACTGTAGATGGTAATGGTACAGATAACGGCACAATAATCAATGGCGGATTAATTGAGATACGTACAGATAGTGCAGTTGCTGCAGTTGATTTTTATTGTGAAGTATCGAATGCTCATAGAACAAGAGTAAAATCCGCGGCGCATGCAGATTATAGTGGTAATGTCGACGTTACACTACCGACCACTACGGGTACTCTGGCTCTTACATCTGAGATTCCTGCACTTGGTGATTATCTTGATTCATCACTTACAACACAGTTGATCGATTCTTCATACGTACAGATAAGAGTTCCTGAAACATATCTTTCTACAATTATTGATTCAACTTATGTACAAGCAAGAACAACTGCTGGGACAGATTCGGCTGCTACTATCTCGTTGATTGAAGCGACAGTCGATTCTGCCTACGTACAACTTAGACAGTCTTCTGCTGGATCTGGTGTTACAGTTCAAGACGAAGGTGTAGCGCTTTCAACTGCTGGTACCACATTGAACTTTGTCGGTTCTGGTGTTACCGCATCGGGTACAGGTGCTACAAAGACAATTACTATCTCTGGTGGAGGTGGTTCAGGAGACGGACTCGATTCTGCTCTTGTCGAACAACTAGTCGATTCTGCCTATATCATAGCGAGACAGCAGACAGCAACTCCTGCTGAAGGATTGGATTCTGCTACTGCACTGAATCTGATTAATCAGCAACTACAAGAATATCCTAACCTGAATGTTAATAAGTTCTACTATACCGCTAGTGCTGCACAAGCAGAATTTAGTGGTGCAGATATTTTTGGTAATTCTCTCAATGTTAAAACAGCGAATACCGAAGTTTATTTGAACGGATTGCTTCTAGTCGATTCTGAAGATTATACATTAACTTCTACATCATTGACATTGACCGATGCGGCTGATAGTGGATTCTCTCTTGCACTGATCGAAACAGTCGGTAAAGTGCAGGCACTTACGCTTCAAGAAACAAAATATGAATTTACTGCTACATCACTGCAAACAACGTTTAGCGGAACAGATGACAACGGTCTTTCACTTTCATATACAAGTGAAGGTTTCGTAGATGTCTTTATGAATGGTGTTCTACTTTCAGAGACAAACGATTATACTACAAACACTGCCGGTACTGCTATTACACTTACGAGCGGTGCAGATTCAGGTGACTTCCTGACAGTACATTATAAGCGCGGTAATATAGTTACTCCTACGGTTGATATATTCGAATTCACTGCAGATTCTGGCCAAACCGCATTTACAGGAAATGATACACAGGACAATACTTTAGCATTTGCAAACGAAGCGATACAAGTATTTAAGAACGGCGTTCTGCTTAAATCATCAACCGACTATACTGCTTCTAATGGTACTACTGTTACACTTACAACTGGTGCTGATTCGGGTGATGATCTGGTCATAAGTACATTCTCAGCGCCTGGTACCTACCTACAAAGATTCCAGTTTAACGCAGATTCTGGACAAACAAACTTCTCTGGTCAAGATATATCTGGTGAACATCTTACATATCAGATTGAAGGTGTTCAAGTCTTTGTAAATGGACTTTTACAAACTGACTCTGATTTCTCAGCGTCAAATGGTACCATTATTACTTTATCAAGCGCAGCCAGTGCAAATGATGAAGTAGTAATTCATTCATTTAGTCGTGCAACAAATAGTGCGCCAATCACTATGAGTCTTATCGATTCAGCGGCCGTATCATCACTGATTGATAGCGCAAAAACAAATTGGTCAGAAGTATCATCAAGTATTACACTTACGAATAACAGTAAGAATATAGTTGATTGTTCAGGCAGCGCTCTTTCACTTAACATGCCTGGTTCTCCTACACTCGGAGATGAAGTAAGAGTAATAGACGGAACAGCTTCTGCCGCATCAAACAACATAACTATCAGTGGTAATGGTAAGAAAATTCAAGGTGATAGTTCAGACTTTATAATTGATATTAATAGAGCCGCTGTTGGATTTGTATTCTACAATGATTCCAATGGTTGGTTATTAACGGAGAACTAATATGACAAGACTCAGCACATTGCGTCTTAATGCTGATGAAGCGATCGGATCTGGTGGTGTAGATGTTTATACTACTCTTGATTCCTTACCATCAACTGGTATAACAACCGGTGATCAGGCTTGGATTGAGTCCGATGGTAGATTGTATATTAGTAATGGATCTGGATGGTATAACGTCGCACTTGTAAATGCCACACCAAGTTTAAGTCTTGATCAGTCAGGAACAATTACAATGAACGCTGATACTCTTACAGTTACTGTAGTAGCATCTGCAACTGACTCTGACGATAATCAAGATATGATTTCATTTAGTGTAGAATCAGACGGTAATATGCTGGCAACCGGAGTTACAGTATCACAAGATTCTTCGGTGTTTACAATTACATCTTTAACAGAAGATTCCGGCGGTGTAGCCGGTGATTTTACCCTTACATTCAAGGCAACAGACGGAATTGCTGTAGATAACGAAGATCTGTCATTTACCTTATCATTTAGTAATGTCGTTGATTCTTCTGCAGAAACTATGTTATTAATGAAAGCGACTGGCAACAACGCAACTAATGCAGCTATTACGTTCTTAGATTCTGATGGCTCTGCTGGTGTAGGATATAATGAAAATGGTGATCCACAAGCAACAACATTCTCACCTTATCGGTCCGGTGGATATAGTGCTTATTTTGATGGTGATGATTATATACAGTTTGCTGCAGACAACGATTGGGGATTTAGTACTTCAGCATGGACGATTGAGTTTTGGTACAACTCAACTGATCAGGCTTCACATGATGTGATCTCAGCATTTGGTACATCGAGTCCATTTCCTGGATGGGGTGTAAATGTAAGCACAAGCGGCTATGTCACCATGTTCTTCAGTGATGGTAGCGGAAATGATGGATTTGATACTGTCTCTGGCACAACCGCAATTGATGATGGTGAATGGCATCATGTTGTAGTAACAGCACCTGCTTCTTCAACTACCGTTTCTTGTTACGTTGATGGTACACTAGCCGGTTCCCATACATTTACAGAAACTGCATCTGCCACCGGTCAAGTATTGAGAGTTGGAGCTGACACAAATACTTCTCCTGCTCGTTATATGGAAGGTTATCTCAGAGATGTAAGAATAGTAGTTGGAAGCCAAGTATACACTTCAGCGTTTACGCCTCCAACCGAAGCATTGACTGCAATTACAAATACAAAACTACTTTGTTGTCATCTTCCGTATTTTGGAGAAGGATCAGAGCAACGTACTATTACTTTTGCTGGCGATCCAGAAACATTACCATTTGGTCCATATGACTATGAACCATGGAATGACAGTGATCACGGTGGTTCCGTTAATTTTGATGGAAGTGATTCGCTTAAAATAGATGGTTCACCTACGTGGGCACAGTTTGGAACTGGTAATTTTACTATTGAGTGTTGGATACGTAGAGAAGCTGGAGATGGAGATTATGCCGCTGCTACCGGGATTTTAAACACTCATAGAGCCGGAGTGTCTAGTGGTTGGTATTTTGGTGGAAGTAGTAGTAATAGAATAGTATTTTGGGCAGGCACTAACCGTTATAGTTCGAATAATGCACTTAGACCCGGTGAATGGACTCACATTGCTGCAGTTCGTGAAGGAACAGGATCAAACCAATTCAAGTTGTATTCTAATGGAAAGGTTGTCGGTACATTCACAGAAAATAATAACATATCATCATATACATATGGTCCATGGATTGGTAGTTATGATACAGGCGGTACGACATGGTATCACACAGGAAATATTGCTGATATGAGAATAAGCAATAGTGCAGTTTATACTAGTGAATTTACACCTCCAACTGCACCTCTTAGTGCTACAGCAAATACAGTTCATCTTATGAATAATAAGTCAGGTGCAAATGTATACGATCTTGCTGCTGCAAACAGCTTAGAGCTTGTCAATGACACAAAATCTTCTACTACACAAAGAAAATTCAGTACATCATCTGCTATCTATTTTGATGGCGGAGATGATAGATTGCAAGTCCGGGATTTTGCGCTTGCAGGTGATTTAACTGTAGAAGGTTGGTTCTATCAAACAGCAACACAAAGTACATCATATAGGTGTTTGGTTGGTACAAGCACATATACCGGTAGTACTCCATTTGGTCTATTCACATATAATACTGAAGTACAACTTTGGGGAATACAGAATGGTGTTCAAATAACTGGATCATTTACAGCAAATACTTGGCATCATGTTGCGGTTGTTAGAAACTCTGGGACATGGACATTATACATCGATGGAACATCTCAAGGTACAAATACAAATAATGGTACATATGCATTTGCTAATACTACTGATTGGCAGTGGGGATGTGGACCAGTCAGCCTAACAGCAAATGATTTTACTGGGTACATGCAAGACTGGAGAATATCTGACAGAGCCGTATACACAGCAAACTTTACTGCACCGACCGCAGAGTTTGAATTATAAAAACATATAAATAGTCTTAGAATATTTTAACTTCGGAGACTATTGATGGCGGTACCTGCTAGCAGAACAGATCTTATCGATTACTGTAAGCGTCGACTCGGCGAACCAGTTCTTGAAATTAACGTAGACGATGACCAGATCGAAGACCGCGTTGATGAGGCTCTTCAATATTGGCAAGAATACCATTCAGATGCGACATTCCGCACGTTTCTAAAACATGTGGTCACGGCTACTGATATATCGAATGGCTATATTCCAATTTCTACAGATGTTTTATATCTCACAAAACTATTCCCTATTAGTTCGTCATTTGGTTCAAATCTAAATTTCTTTGATATCAAATACCAGATGTTTCTAAATGATTTTGCTGACATTACCAGAATCGCTGGTGATTTGAATTATTACGAACAGATGCAGCAATATCTTACAACTCTCGATATAACACTGAACGGTACTCCGCAAACTACTTGGTCTCGACATCAAGATAGATTATACATTCATGGTGAATTTGAATCGAAGGACGTGGTTGCAGGTGATTATATCGTAGCAGAAGCATATGCTCTTGTACCAGTCGACGATCACAATTCTGTATGGAATGATATGTGGTTAAAGCAGTATGCTACGGCTCTAATCAAACAACAATGGGGAATGAACTTACTTAAATTTGAAGGTGTACAGCTTCCAGGCGGTGTAACATTTAACGGCAGACAATTATTCGACGATGCCACACAAGAAATCGAAAGGTTAAGAGAAGAAATAAGATTGAACTTCGAACTCCCGGCTGATTTCTTTATAGGATAATTGAATGGCTCGTAATCGTTATTTCTCAGAAAAAGTCAGATCAGAGATTGATCTCTACGAAGATCTTATCGTAGAGGCAATGAAGATCTATGGTCAAGACGTGTATTATCTACCAAGAGAGCTGGTAGGTGAAGACGACTTACTTGGTGACGATCCTGTTTCAAGGTTTCCTCAATCACATAAGATTGAAATGTATATTGAAAATGTAAATGGCTTTGACGGAGAAGGTGATCTCTTTACAAGATTTGGTGTAGAGATACGAGATGAAGTTACTCTTGTGGTTGCAAAGCGCAGATTTAAAGCGCAAGTACGTAGACCTGACAATGATATTCAGACAGAGAGACCTTCTGAAGGCGATCTGATTTATATCCCTCTTACAAAGAAAATGTTCCAGATCGGACATGTAGAACACGAACAGCCGTTCTATCAGATTGAAGATCTACCAGTTTATAAATTACGTTGTAACCTCTTCGAATACACAGGCGAAGACTTCGATACAGGAATTGATGAGATTCAAGATATTGAAGAGCGTTACTCATATCAGTATAAAGTATGTCTTAAGCCTCAGCGTAGAGCTAGAGCAACAGCGAGTATTTCATAATGGGTCAGGTATCTTCACTTACAATTACAGACAGCGGCAACGGTTTATATACAACTGCGCCCACTATTAAGATAACTGCACCAGCAGATGCTAGCCTATGGAACCTAGATTCCGATCATGGCCACGATTATGCTAAAACCGCTGTACGAATGGATTCACAAGATGTGATTACTATTGGTACAATAACTGATAGCGTTGGTGATGATGCATCAAATTTTGTAATGCTATCATTCTGGTATTGGCTCGACTCAATAGAACCAGCAACACTTATATGGAATGAGAAATTTAGAATCTTTGTTGGCAACAATCAAAAACTGGGTATAGCAGCAGTTGTAGATTCATCAAGAAAAGATGCTGGGCAAACTGATAATGTCATTGTAAGAGATACAAGCACCACGTTTGTTCAAAAGAATACTTGGCAGCATGCACAGATAGAAACATATGGCTATAGTGGTCTCAAAATTGGAATTAATAATCAAAACCCAGGAACGTATTCTGTAAACTTTGATGATGGTGATAACTATCTTTATGACTCAGGCGATGTAATCAGAATTGGCTATGACTCTGGATATACAGGACCAGAGCATAGAGAGAATATTAGTGGTCAATATGTGTATGATTCTGATATAAATAAAGGATTTTCTGGTTATCTGAACTACTTTGAATTTACAGTTGATAGTACAAGATCTCCTGCCTTATATGATAATGATGATCAACAGAACCCAGACTCAGCAGGTCACACCTATCGTGGTTTGACTCCAATGATACAAGAGACATTTGATTATGGTACGGCAACAGCGACTTGTACCATTGATTCGAATGGTTTTGTAAATGCAGTAACAATAACAGATAGTGGATCCGGATATGATTCTGCTCCTACTGTTACTTTTGTAGGTGGTACAGCAAGAGACAGTGAATACCAAATCGGTGATAGCGTGTCTCAAACTTTGTCAAGTGGTGTGGTAATTAGTGGCGAAGTAATGAGAGTCATTAATGAATCTGATGGTAATTTTGTCAGATGTGTAATGCTTGGACATGTAGGTTCTAGTGATGGCAAATATCATACGTTCGTAGTCGATTCATCAGAGCTAATAAATAACTCAAGAGGTTCATTTAATAATGGACTTGAAATTATAAGCGTAAGCGATTCTGATAATAAATTAATGGAAACAGAACAGAATACACTCTTTAGTACGATCTCCGACGATTTCTTAGACTTTACTGAGAATAATCCGTTCGGTGATCCGGAGAACCAGTAATGTTTGGCACATATTTTTACCATGAAAAGTTTAGAAAGTCTGTTGCGCTTTTTGGCAGACTCTTTAATAACTTGTCTGTAATTCGTACTAATAGTGCCGGTAATGTGATTAGTACTGTGAAAGTTCCTCTTGCTTATGCACCAAGACAGAAATATCTTGAGAGAGTAAGAGAGCAGATAAATCTTCAGGATGATTCAAAAGTAGCAATTAAGCTACCTCGTATGTCATTTGAGATTACAAGTATTAATTACGATAATACACGACAGCTTACAAAGCTTAGTAACTTCAAAGCTCTTGGAACATCAAACAGTACAAGGCAAAAATTTTATTCACCTGTTCCGTATAATATTAATTTCGATCTCAATATCTATGCGAAGAACCAAGATGACGCACTTCAACTTGTAGAGCAGATATTACCGACATTTAATCCACAATATACGCTTACAATTAAACCGTTTCCAACTGAATATCCGGATTTCAAAGAAGACATACCGATTATTATTCAGAGTGTAAGTTTTACAGACGACTTCGAAGGCCCACTTGAATCAAGAAGAACAATCATTTATACTTTATCCTTTGAGGTAAAAGTAAGTTTCTTCGGACCAATTACAGATACAGGAGTTATTCGCAAAGGTATTTCGAATATCCACTTTATCGATGCAGGTGCTAATCTTGATTCAGACAAGTTATATAACACAATTACAACAGAACCTGATCCATTGACAACAATCGGTCTTGCGGATTCAGATTATGGATTTACTAACACTTACGATTTTGCGTACGATGATAGCGTTTAATAGGAGAAAAAAATGGCTATTACATTAAGAAATACAGTTGGGAGGGCGCTAACATACGCAGAACTTGATGCTAACTTCACAACACTTGATTCAGCAATAGATGCTCTTCCAGATTCTGCACAAGTCATAGGATTGATTTACACCAATTCAATTGACTCTGCGAGAACAATTGGGCTTATAGATTCTGCTTATGTACAAGCAAGGCAGACCAGTTACAACACTGCAGATTTTGTAGACTCTGCTGGTGTATCTGCTATTATAACAGCTGATGTCGATAAAGCATATGTCGACGCATTGAATATTGATGCAGATACGTTAGACGGTCAGAATGGTACACACTATCTTGATTATAATAACTTTACGAATACCCCTACAATCCCAGTACAGAATAAAACAAATATTGATGCACTGAATGTAGATGCCGATACACTTGATAACGAAGACGGTACTTATTATCTTGACTACGGTAACTTTACAAATACACCTACTGTTCTTGATTCTGATTTGGTAGATTCTTCTTATGTGAGAACAAGAGCGGATCGTGTTCAATTGAAATCATTTGCGAAGGCAGACAGTGCAGAGTTTAATACTTTCCCTGCAGGCACTCTAATATTCCTTACTGATGGAAACAATGGAGATCCATGTATTGCAGTAAAAGATAGTGCAAACGGTAACTTCTTGAGAATTGCATTAGGTGCTGACATCGGAGGAGGTGGATTCTAATCCGCATGATTCATGAGTGAAAATGATAAAGTAAATAATGACTATAACTATTCTCGCGACACATACTATGAGTTAATCGAGAAAGGTAAAGATGCACTCGAAAATATGATAGAGGTTGCTCGTGAAAGTGAGCATCCTAGAGCATATGAAGTTCTTGCAACTATGATTAAAAATGTGTCTGATGTTAATGATCGACTCATGGATCTAAACAAAAAACAAAAGGACCTTGATAAAAAAGACGAAGTGAAACAAGTTGAAAATCAGCAGAACAATTACTTTTTAAGTTCAACTGCAGATTTACAGAAATTATTACAAGAAGATGATGTCATCGATGTTGAACCAAAATCAGTCGTATCTCGGGAATCCTAATGTAAAAAGAGACGGTGTACTACAAGAATGGACACCTGAACTCTTAAAAGAATATAAGAAGTGCATGAAAAATCCGGTGTACTTCGCAGAAAATTACGTAAAAGTAATCGCACTCGATAAAGGCCTCGTGTCTTTTAAGCTGTATCCTTATCAAAAGGATATGTTCAAACATTTTGAGGAAAATAGATTCAATGTCGTTCTCGCATGTCGTCAATCTGGCAAGTCAATATCGGCCTGTGCCTACCTACTATGGTTCGCGCTATTTAACCCGGAAAAAACGATTGCAATCTTGGCTAACAAAGGTGCGACTGCAAGAGAGATGCTCTCAAGGATTACGCTTATGCTTGAGAACATTCCGTTCTTTCTCCAGCCTGGTTCAAAGGCACTCAATAAAGGATCTTTGGAATTCAGTAATAACAGCCGCATCATCGCAGCTGCGACTTCTGGTAGCTCTATTCGTGGTATGTC